GAGATAAGTAAAATCTCTGGATTACAGTTCGTTGAAGATTCTCTCTTTCGAGAGATGACCTCGCGAGCTGTGTGGCAAGACACGTGGGTTCTGGAGTTAGCTTCCGCTACTCTGGATCCACTAGTGTGCATACCGGTTCCGGTCACAATTGGTGACAGAACCATTTACATTTTTGTTAAGAAGGGATTCGTCCTAACTAAACTTGAAGTGAGAGCATTAAGAAGGCAAGACAGTAGTCTTAAATTCGGCCAAGGAAATTTCCTAGGTAAGATGTCTCAAATCCTCAAGAACCGCTTAAAGCGGTCTGAATGTATTAAGTCGTTGTGTATCTCTCCCGTGAAGGGGAGGTATACGAATGCTTGTCGAAATATTGAAAAATTTCGGCAAGCATGGGGAGCTGCACTTACAGTGTTTACGGGCCTCGTAACCTTTCTAAAAGGCGAGAAACCCTTACACTGTGCAGTGACTCGAAGTCGAGGAAAAGTTGTGGTCAGACGGTCTAGTACCGGCTTCCCATTACTTAGTTTATGGACTCATTTCCTTAGGAGTATTCCTGATGTAAGTGAGTCAAAGATGGTGAAGATCCTGAAAGTGTCCCTTTGTGGAACGTTCGCACTAAAGGCGAATCAAGATTTACCTGAAGACTATCTGTCTTCATCCATCCCACTCATGTCAAAATACATGGAACAGTGGGTAGAAAGTAAGTGTAAGTCACTAGGTGATTACGTAGCTCTCTACTTTTCTCTTCAACAGGCTAAGGGGCTATTAGTCCCAGTGCCCGAATCGTTTATTAACGAGGCTTTGGAGAAACATAAACTTGGAATTTGTCGTCCGATTGAAGACACAATTCCGAAAGATATTGAACTTTTTGAGAAGATGAAGCAATTTGCTTCTGAGAGGTTTGGTGTTTTTGTGGGGGATCACTATGATCCCAATCACACAAAGGTACCGAACCAAACTGCCTGCATAGGCACTTCTCGAGAGAAGGGAGGGAACCTTGCAGCTTTAAAAGCGGCAGGGGCCTTTATCAACACCTCAGATCCATACTTCCAAAGTCCACAAGGACGGATGGAACCAATGGTATTGGGCCTTTTTGGAAGCCCTGGAGGTGGTAAATCTACACGAATTCGTGAGATTTGTGAAGCCCTTCGTCAAAATCTTTTTCCTCATATTTCAGGTGATGACCTTGTTTATTCAAGGTCCTGTGCTACACAACATTGGGATGGCTATCACAGCCAGCCCATCGTCGTTCTCGATGACTTCGGTCAGGATCACGATCGTAAAGATGTTGTGGAATTTGCTCAGTTGGTTTCTACAAACCAATATATCCTTCCAATGGCTGATTTAGCCGAAAAAGGATTGAGTTTCACTTCACCAATTATCATAGTTACTTCCAATATGTGTTTTGGTTCAAACCTAACAACAAATGGAATGACCTTCTGTGAAGACCCAGCTGCTATCTGGCGACGATTTCATCTCCCTTACGGGATATCGAAGTTTGGCGACGGCAGTAGTGACGTTACACGTCTTGTTTTGGAGCAAATTAACTCTGGAATCTCTAGAAGAGATCCAGGGAATTACCGTTCAGCAAGACAACAGAGGTACCGGAACAGAACCGTGGCATCCAATAACTTGGACACCAAGATTGAGGGAAAGAATCATCTTCCCTCTTCTGCTCTAGAATATGATATATGTTCTGAGGTCATTACGACCGATGACATTAAGTCGGACATGTTACACATGTTCCAACAGCGTGTCGCTTACCATAGGGACAATTGTCAAGGTAAGTGGGTTCAACAGATTAACTCTGTGAACATCAGAACGATCCAAAGGGACTCGGAAGTATCCGATACACTATTGTCAAACAGTAGTGGTCTGTCCAATGACGCAACTGGGGTAACCCCCGGTTTGCATAGTTATATACAGTTTCCTTTGGAACCGCCGGTTGAAAAACCAGTGGTTGAAGTGGTTGCACTGGCCGAACCTGCAAAGGTTCGGTGTATCACCGTAGGTGAATCTAATCTCAAATGCCTGAAGCCATTACAAATGGCCATGTGGCGTTCTTTGAGTCAATATCCTGAGTTTTCCCTCACGCATGGCGTGAGTGGAGGACGGATGGATGACGAGAAACTCCTAATCTTTAGAAGAATGGAGGATGAGATTAGACGGATCGAAGATCCGAATGGTACGTGGCTTAGCGGAGATTATACCGCGGCCACAGACAACTTGCCAATGTGGGTAACAGAAGCTCTTTTAGAGGGCATCTTAGAACACATTGATCATGTACCCACCAAGAAGTGGGCGAGGTATGAAGCGGGCGAACACTATGTGCTTTACCCAGAATCATCATGCATAGAACCAGGATATCAAACCTCTGGTCAACTGATGGGAAGTCTATTAAGCTTTCCACTACTATGTATGGCAAATGCTTTCATTGTAGAATATTCGGGTATTAAACCTGGAAACTACCTGGTGAACGGAGACGACATTGTCGCCTCTACATCACGG